AAGAATCAGATTGAACAGGATATGGCACCATTTGGATTTATAAATGATGGTATGGCTGATGAATCATTTGTAGATGATGATGGTGACAGATGGTTCACTGATGAGTATGGTGATCAGGGAGGAGGAATGGACTACATGTGGAATTACAGATGAAAAAACTACTTACGTTATTGGCAACAGCATCATTGGTTTCATTACCAGCATTGTCATCTGAATATGATGGTAGGGGATGTATGAGGAGAAATGATTGCACCCAGGAGGTTTATGAGATAAAATCAGAGGAGTATGATGATGAGGTAAGGGATATCCTTGTTAATCTTGAAAAATTGAATGTAGGAGTTTATAAGGCATTCCCTTATTATTTTAAGGAAAACTATCGTGGTCTATATTATCCAGACGCTAACACAATTTATCTGAATATGGGTCACATTGATAATGATTATGAAGCACTTATTGATGTGTTGAGACATGAAGGGTGGCATGTGGTTCAGGACTGTAAGGCTGGTCTTTATAACACAAGGCTAGATAGGATATACTTGAGTTCCGGTGTCGTTCCCCCCAAATATACAGAAAACGCAATTAAGTTGTATGGTCTCAAAGATCCAACCATCGTAAGAATTGAAAGGGAGGCACTATGGGCTGGGGCGACACCTGGTATGACCACTAAATCATTGAAAGAATGTGTCTTGAAGTATG